CCTGATCCGACACCTGGTCCGACACCTGGTCCGACACCTGGTCCGACACCTGGTCCGACACCGAGCCCTTCTGGCTACTCTGGCACATCTGGCTACTCTGGACTAGATGGTTCTTCTGGTTACTCTGGATTGTCTGGTTATTCTGGACTAGATGGTTCTTCTGGTTACTCTGGATTGTCTGGTTATTCTGGACTAGATGGTTCTTCTGGTTACTCTGGATTGTCTGGCTACTCTGGATTAGAGGGCGCATCAGGATACTCTGGTGTATCTGGTTACTCTGGTATATCTGGTATATCTGGCACATCTGGTTACTCTGGTATATCTGGTATATCTGGCACATCTGGTTACTCTGGTATATCTGGCACATCTGGCACATCTGGTTACTCTGGTATATCTGGTATATCTGGCACATCTGGTTACTCTGGATTGTCTGGTGTATCTGGTTACTCTGGATTGTCTGGTGTATCTGGTATATCGGGTTATTCAGGAGCATTTGGATTATCTGGATTTTCTGGTTACTCTGGTAAAACTATAATTAACGGACCCTTATCAACTTTAGGATTTGATGTGGCAAATTCAAAAAATTCTCCGAAAGCAACTATGTTAAAAGGCACTCAAATTGCTTCTCCATTGGCAAGTTCATATGTTATTCCAACAAATACATATACAACCCCAGCACCCGATCCAAACCAATTAGCGGAAATACAAAACGCTGCAACTGGTGGTATAATACATAAAGCAGAGGGTGGTGATTTGCCAATGACTCCTAAATTAATGCATGGTCAAACTGTGCAACATCCTAAATTAACAAACTGGCATGGTGCTGAATTGTTTGCTGATGGTGGAATGGCATTTCAAGATAGAACATTACCAGAGGGGCATAACCCACAGTTCTTTAGTGAAGGTGGTTTAAATTCAATCAAACACCGCTATGTAACTGGTGATGGTGATGGTACTAGCGATAGTATTCCAGCGATGTTAGCAAACGGAGAATTTGTAATACCTGCTGATGTAGTATCTAGTTTAGGTAATGGTAGTAATGATAGTGGCGCTAAAGTATTAGATGAATTTTTAAAAGTAGTTAGATCACATAAACAAAAACATGACGCAAAACATTTACCCCCAGATAGCAAGGGTGCGTTAGGTTATTTATTAGAAGCTAAGAAAAAAGTGAGAGTATAATGGCTGGAACAACGTCTTCTTCAGGGTTAAATAATTTACTTGCTGATACCCAGCAAGTTCAAACCACATTACCATCTTGGATGGATACAGCGCAACAAAACATTGTTAGTAACGCTGGAAGTGCAATGTCAAATGCTCCTACGTTTGGGCAAACTACTGCACAAGGTGCTGTTAACACACTACAAGGTGATAACAATCCATTTACACAAGCAAATACTAATTTAAATTCGATTGCTTCTGGTGCAGCAAATCCATGGATTACAGACGCTTCTGGAAACGTTACACCAAATACAAATACAGCAATGGGTGGTCTATTTGCTGCACAACAAAATCAGTTAAATCAGTTGTTACCATCATTAACATCTGGCACAGAGGCTGGTGCTATTGGTTCTGGTAATTTTGGTAGTTTGCGTGGACAAACAGCGGTGGATACTGCAAAAGCAAATGCACTATCACAACTCCAAGCACAACAAATGCAATCTGCGTTACAGAATCAACAAACAGGTGTACAAGCCGCAACTGGTCAAGGTAATGTTGGTGCTCAAGGAGTTACTGCTGGATTAACAACTGGTGCTGCACAAATGAATGCACCATTCCAAGGTGCTACAAACTACGCTAATCTAGTTAACTCAATCAATGCACCAACTACAGTATCTCAACAAAATCAAATGTCGCCTTTGTCTATGCTCGGTTCGTTATCAAACATACCTACAGCTGGTACAAGTTTATTAAATACACTTTTTGGAAAATCAGATATTGGTACACCGGGTGCATCTGGCTATATACCTGGTGTTCAAGGATTATTACCTACAATTAAAAACTTTTTTGGTGGTAATACTGGACTACCCGCTGGCGTTCCCGCAGGAGCAACATTAGACCCAAGCGGAAGTGGTAACTATATTCTTAATGGTCAAACATATACCCCATCTGGAACTTTAATAGATACTAGCGGTTCTGTATCTTCTGGTGGTTCAAACGCAACAGCACCAACAATAGACCCAACAACGGGAGAGGTTTCTACTGATCCAAATCAAGCTGGTTCTATTTATGACCCTAATGCTTATGGTGCAGGTTAATTAAGGAATAAAATATGGCAAACGAAAATACTGCTCCACTAGATACATTAAAAGATGAATCTACAGATACACAAGCTGTATCTACTCCCGTAACTTATAAACCTGGTGCTAAAGGCCAATTAGGTTCTTTCTCTGCACCTAAAGGCACCGTTATGGGTGCTGAAGACAGCAAGAGCATACTTGAAAATATGCAAAAAATGTTGGCTGAGTATGATAATCCTATGAATAAATTTCAAAATGCTTTACAAAAAGCACATGCTTGGACTCAGTACGACAAGCAACCAGCATTTAGAAATATTCAAGAACAAGAAGAGCAAGACCGTGCTAACAAATACAACATCATGCAAAACATGGCGGCGTTTGGTGCAAGCCAAAATGCTGCAAAAAGAAATTTAGAATCATTAAAAAGCGGTATTGGTGCTCCTAGTGCTGGTGGCACACCTAGTGCTGGTGGCACACCTAGTGCTGGTGGCACACCTAGTGCTGGTGGCACACCTAGTGCTGGTGGAGATAATCTTAGTTTTATGACTGCTCCAGCGAAAGAAGAATTTTTAAGATTATTAAACGATAATAAACCTGATGAAGCTCAAGCATTTTTACAAAAACAACTTACAACACATAGTAATGCTATGTATGGAGCACTAGCTGATCGTGAAAAACTTTCTGAGACAGCAAAAACGTATGAATTTATTATGAAACAAAAAGAGCCATATAGAAGTTTACTTTTACGTCAAAACTTCCCATTAGCTTACGAACCAAATAAAAAAATTATTACATCAGGATCACAATCTGGTGAAACACAAATAACACCATCTTTTATGCAACAACAGGAATCTGGTGCACCTCAGCCACAACAACCTAGTGCAGCCCCTTCACCACAACCTAGTGCATTACCTTCTGGTGTTTCAAGTGGCCCTGGTCCTCGTATTAATCCACAAACTGGTCAGACAGAGCAACATGCGGGATATGATATTCCTTTAGCTGCAAATACTCCAGTAACGACAAAAACACATCAATTATTGTCACCTATAATGGGTGGTAAAGTTATGGAAGTTACACCAACTGAGTTATCTGGTGGATTTGGTAACACGGCAGTTGTTCGTGGGTCAGACGGTAAATATTATCGTTTAGCACATTTTAATAAGGTTAATGTTAAACCTGGTGACACAATTTCACCTGAAACAATTATTGGTGCGGCTGGTAATACCGGCAATTCAAGAGGTAATCATTTGCACATTGAAGAAATTAAAGCAAAACAACCTAGCCAAGTTACCGAACAAGGTGAAATTCCTACTGTAGAAAGTAAAGAAAGAGGGAAACAATTTACTGATGCAGCATTAAAAGAAGCTGGTGTTGAAACTGGTAAACGTCGTGCTGCTTTAGAAAAATCTAGAGATGAAATTTCTAGCAATCAACAAGATGCTCGAACAGCATTAAATATATTAGATAAAAGTCCAAAATCTGTTGGTATAACTTATGGAAACAAATTAACTGGAAGTCTAGCAGAAGGAATTAAATTTGTAACAGGTAAAGATGTTGAGCCACTTTTAGAAAGACAACTAACACCAGATGAAATAAAAAATCGTAAAATATTTGAATCTTCCGCAAATAGGTTAGCACTTGCATATAGAAGTTCAGTATTTAAAGGAACTGGTAACGTTTCTGATTTAGAAACAAAAGCCGCAACGGAAGCAAGTGGGTTGCAATCTAAAAATCCTGCTGAGGCTAATAGATATTTTGCCATTCTTTATGCTGAAAATTTTAGAGCACATGAGAAATTAATTAATGCTTGGGACGATTATCAACAAAATCATGGGGGTTCAAAAGCCGATTATGGTCAATTTGAAAGAACTGATGCGTTTAAAAATGTGTTTAAAGAAAAAGAAGAAAGATTAAAAAGCCATTTTCCAGAATTGTCGTCATCCGAAATTGGCTTCGGTGAAAAAAAACAAAATACTGGACCTTCAGAGGATGAATTAAATACTTGGAAAAACCGATATGGCACAAACCGAACAAATAAATGAGTTATATAATCAGTTAAGAGAAGCACATAATTTAGCTGAAAAAGGTGATCAACAAGCCAAAATTGATGCCCAAAAAATTTATGATCACATTCAATCATTAAGTGGTGAAAAGTTTGAGCCAACACCACCAGTTTTAGGCGGCGTTGCTGGTGCGGGTGCAGAATTAGGTGGTGGTATTATTGCTGGTTTGCCATATGCTGCATTTAAAGGAATAAAAAAATACGGTGCAACACAAGCAGAAAATGAATTATTAAAAAAGTTTGTCAATCTATCACCAGAAGTACAGGCACAAATTAAATTACAAGATGTCAAACCAACTAAATGGACTAAAGGTGTAACAGGTGTTGATTTTGCCGGTTCATTTATGGGTAAACCAAGTGAAGATACGGCTGAGGCATTAAAAGCAATTGTTGGTCGTGGTGGTCCAATGGCTGGAGGAAGTTTAACACAAGCAGGAATTGCACTTCCACCAAAAACAGTTCAAGAAATAAAAGCAGCAGAAGATGCTAAAATTGCCGCCCAAGCCGCTGAAAAAGCAAAACTATCGAATCGTATGTTCGAGGGTGGTAAACAAGTTCTCGGTAAAGTGGGAAGTGCTTACGCCCCTATTGCTAAAGTTTTAGGACCATTGGCTGGTGGTTTTGGTGCTGGATATGCTGGTACAGAGGCGTATAACCGATATAATCAAGGAGACAAAACTGGAGCCTTATTGCATGGGTTAGAAGGTGTTGCAAGTGCTGCGTCTTTATATCCCCCATTAGCCCCAGTTGCGGTTCCAACAGCACTTGGATTGGCTGGTGTTAATTATTTACGTGAGCGTAATGAACCACTTACCAATGAAACAAAAAAATATAAAAAAGGCGGACTAGCCGCCGTTAAAAAGAAGTAATTACTTTCTGTAACGCTTTCCATGCCAGCCTTCTGCCGCAAGAGGGAAGTCTGGAGCCCAAGATGGTGGAGTGGTCATTATTTTGACCACTTTATCAAGTTCAAATTCAGCATTTTGTTCTTCTACTAATAGGAGTACTTCATCATGTATGGAATTCACCAACTCATAGCCAGCCAATTCGAGGTTAAGCATAGCATTAGCCAAGAAATCCCTAGCGGTAGCTTGAACAGCGGATTGAAAGATACTGCTACCAATCAAAGCGTTCCTTGCCCATTGTCTGGTGTAAGTATTTTGGCTATGGACAGTAACACAATTTCTAGTTTCTCCCCATGGTGTCAACTGAGCCTCGATTTGTGGCCGTTGCCAACAGATACGACGACTGCTAGGTAGTTTCATCCACAATGTGTCGTTCTCTACCTTAATCATAATTTTACCTACGGAATAACTCTTCCCTGGATCATTAATTGCATCCTTGGCGGCTTGTTCACAGTCGTACCACATCTCCTTTACTTTAGAGTATGACGCACGATACTTGTTTACCGCCTCTTTCGCTTGGAGTTCTGATAGACTAACTCCCATGCCCTCAGCATACTTGACAAGTCCTGTTGCTCCTTGTCCAAACATTGCACCAAGGACGGCGGACTTGGCAACTTGTCGCTGTTCTGTTGAAACAATTTCATATGGTATTCGATACAAATTTTCTGATGCAAAGACTTTGTACTCATCTAGTCCCTTTCTGAAGAGTTCGATTTTGTCTGTTTGTCCGGCAAGCCATACTCCGACCCTATTTTCGATGGACGAAAAATCCACATCAACGAAGGTCTGCTCCATAGGAGCCCTAATCGCACTTCGCACCAGTGAACTAAGTTCTCGCATGGTACCAACTCCTTGGTTAAAGACTCTTGGTATTGCATCCTCAATTTGTTCATCCTCAAGGCTAGGCCTAGCGATATTCTGTAAATTAAGTCCACCACGACTAGCCCAACGACCTGTAGACGCCCCATGGTAGACCAACGTATTTCGTATTTTTCCATCTCTTTGTATCTCCAACATTTTAGCGTACTTAGCCACGCTAGTTTGGCTTCCTTCTTGTCTTAATTCTAATACCCTACGAATGATTGGTGCTATTTCACAGTTCAACCATTTTGTAACGGTCTTTTCTGTTAAATCATCTAATTTGTCTGCACTGTTTCTGTTAATCCAATTCAGCAATTTAGCGCGTTCAGACGGCTTGCAACCAGTTAATGATAGTAACTCATCATCTATTTCTTTCTGTGCGCTCTGAACCGCTTTTACGGCGTTTTGGAGTTCTTTTGGATCAACTGGCACACCACGCAAGTTAATCCGCTGTGTTAACTCCCAAATTTCTTGTTCTGTGGCAGATAGCGGGCGTAGTTTTGAAACGATGGACATTTCAGTACGAACGTCTTGTTGACAATAATCAAACAACTGGGACATAAGTTCTGGGTCATCATTAAACTCACCCTTCTTATTGGGCTTGCAGAGTTTTTGAATTAACTTGGCGCCGAGTGTGTCTTTCTTGTGTTCAGCATTTAAAAACTTACCAGCTTCATCTAAAGATTGTGGTATGTTATTGGCTGCGGCTATCGCCATACTGTCAATCACTTGGTTTAATTTTAGTGGTGGCCAGCCGTACTTTGGCACACAGACACAGTTCCAAATAGCGTACTCAAACAGTGCGTTCCATGCTTGTATTTTGCCGCCGTTGCGGACGTGCTCCACTAAAGCACCCGGAGTTTTTCTGCTAGGTATATAAAGCCCTATGGCATCTGGTGATGCACCAAATGCAACACATAATACCTCTGTGCTGGGGTCATTGGCATATACGTCAAGTCCCTGTTCGGTTAAGTCAATTTTACTACGGGTTTCAAAGTCGATTGAGTAAATCATATTCGGTTCCTTTTTATATTAGCGTTCAGTGTAACATAAAAAAAGGGGGCTCGCAAGCCCCCAAAACCCAACCACGAAGGAAAAACTATATTTCACAGACTCCAGCAACGCAAGCGAGCATTTGAGCACCCTCTACGTTGTCTGTTACTTCTTTAAAGTCTGTCCAATTAATTGTAGGCACTTTGGCTTTTAACTCCCTATATTCAGCTTCGGTACAACTTTCATAAGGTGCTTGACGGTATGTACCTCCGTCATGAGGAAGGTAACTAACTCCGCTAATTTCGTCAAAGTTGTTCCAAGTCCACGCACCAACTGAAGGCCAATCTTTTTCTTCCACTGATATAGTGACAGAAGGTTTATGTTCACACCAGAAACGCTGGTAGGTGAGCCATAGTTCGAGGTGTGATATTGAATCAACGTCCTCTCGAGTGAGTCCGTCAGGCGCTCGTTGGGGGAAAGAGAATACGGTTGTTTGTTCGGGTTTGTAAACACATGGTTCATTGGGTATGCCTTGTTGTATTAAGAATTGGGTGAGAGGGTCTTTCGAATCTCCTCGCACTCGTCGGATATAATACTTAGAATGTCTCGGGTGAATCCCCGATGCCGAGTCGACGAGTTGGGAAACTGTGCCTGATGGCTTAACACACGTAATTGCAGCTGATACAGGGATTCCAAGCAGTCCAGCAAATTCTTCGTTTGTTCGTCTAGCCTCTTCTCTGAGTTCTTCGAGTAACGCATCTAGTTGTCCTCCTTGGGTACAGGTGAGTTTGTTGTCATAAATGCCAGTGAGGGAGACACCCAAAAGCCGTTCATCTTCAGTATTTCTCTGCCACACCTTCCGCAGATAGGGGAACTTTGTAAAAGTGGCTTGGATGGTGCCAAGGATAGCTGCGAGCCGCACCTTGCGCAGGAGAGTTTCTCTTGTGTCGTCATGGCGTATTACTACCTCCGTAAGATTACAAAATTGGTATGGTCGAAGAATGATTTCTGAGCAGGGGTTAGTTCCGAATTCAAAGTTAGGATTACGGTGAGAGTATTTTTCCACGGTTTTTTTTGCAGCCTCACGGTTGAATATCCCTCTTTCTCCGCTATGTGAATTGTATAAAGATAACCACTCTTCCATAAACTTTCCAACGGTAGGTGTTTCATTATAAACCGCGCTATTATTTGCGAGTGCACGGTGAGGTGCAGTTTCCCACCACGGACCAGCTTTAGCATGTCGAATCCTTTCATCGTCTAGGTCTGATAATGAGATCATAGCCGAGCGGCGAACGCCACCCACAACTACAACTTCACCAATTTTACACATTAAATCGTGACACTCTAATGAATGGAGTTTACGACCCTTTGCGTTTTTAAATAAGTTAATAGTAAATTCAAATAAATCTTCTAATGGTTTCGGCCCTGAAGCTCTTCCGCCAAATGTTTTGAGTCGTGCTCCGGCAGGTCTAACTCCAGAAGTGTCCCATTTTGGGATTTCCCCTGCATATAGATGTGCAATGATAAGTCGAAGGGCTTTTGCCCATCCTTCTTTGGAGTCGTGCACTCTGATAGCGTGTTCGCTTGCAAAAAGGTTGTCTGGCACTTCGGGCAATTGATTGATGTATTTTGACTCAACTGAGAATCCGACGCCAGTACCGCAGAGCAAGATGTACATAGCTTCGTCGAACGATTTTGGGTCATCGACTGGTAAATACGAGCAATTGTAGATACTGGTGTTATCACGATCTGCAGCCTTTCCCGCAGTCATTACTGCGCGCATTGAAGGTACACATTCCATTTTTAATATGGCATTATATAACTCTTCTTTCAATTCAATATTATTTTTAATTGCCGATGTTCTGTCAAACACATAATTTATATATCTTTGAACAGTTTCTTCCCAAGTTTCACGTCTTCCTTTTTCATCAAGGAATCTTGCATACCGACTAGCGGCTATATATTGTCTGTATTGATCCATTTATTATTCTCGGTTAGGGTTGATAAAAAAGGGAGGCCACAGTTTCTATGGACACTCCCCGTACTACAAGGTGGGTTACTTTGTTTATTACTACCCGTCGGCGGTTGCTTAAATAGCAGGTGCTTTAGCCACGACTCGGCTTCAATCTCTCATCGCTAAGGTTTTTCAGCGCTCCAATAAACATTTTACCCATTACTACAAAGAACTTAGGCCGTTACCCTAAGCCGTGTTACAACTTAATCTGCGAAATCAGATGATGCAGAAGAACCACCACCTAACTTCTCACCATCTTCCAACTTTTGCAAGTTATTTAAACCACATGCAATACCCTTAGAACCTTGTGCATTGTATGGATAGAAAGTGATGGAAGCACGGCCATAGCAACCACTATAAAACTCGCTTTGGTCAAACAACTCTTCACGTTGTGCATCTACAATCTCAGGCTTTTGTGCTGAGTTGGCATTGATAAAATAATGACCAGCATATGCCTCATCTTCACGTTCAGCATCACCATCACGTAAACCACCTTTTAACAACTTTGGTACAGAGCCACCAAAGAATGCAGCATTACTTGCCTTACACTCTTCAAAAGCTTTTTGAAGTTTAGCAATACCTTCTTTATCTGATTTTGGAATCAAAATTGATACAGAATACTTTGGTGTGCTATTTTCCATTGCGGCTTTTGGAACAAACACGTTAGCATATGAAAAACGTACTTTACCAGTTACAACTTTTACTTTGTTTGACTGCATTTTAAAACTCCTATTAACGTTAGAACCAGACTTCAATTGGGGCCAGTTCGTCTACCCATAAATCTATTATACACGTTTTTATGCATCATGCAAGATACCATGTACTTCTAATGCTCTGTGTACTGCCAATGCATTAATGAATTGATGCCTATAGGTATATTCTTCAAGGGCTTCGGGGTCTTCTGCTATGTAGTCAAATACTTCATAAACACTGTTGCGTAGATGCAACACAGACTCTCTTTGTCCACTTCCAGGTAATCCATCAAAATCTTTAATATAAGAATTAATTAACTGTTCTGGTACTTCAAGGGTGGTTCCAAAACAACTTACTTGCATAGGTGCCTCGCTTATGATTGTAATGTTACTAAGACTAAACCTACATTTCCTAGGGCATACCCTAAGAATGAGATTCCCATGCCTACTTGGCCTTTCATTAAAAATTGTATTGCTACGAAAAAATAAACTACACCAATCATTCCAATTAACCAAGCGTTCATTTAAAGTCATCCTTTGCTGTTTCTTTAATACGAACTAACTTAGGCTGTCCTTCTGGACGAATAACTAAATCACCCAACCAAGCCGCTACTTTGCCTTTGGGACCAATCTTTTCTAATGTTGCAAGTGATTTAAGTTTTGGCGGTTCCCACAACAAAGACTCTGATAATCCATGTTCAACCAATACTGCCGCAGCAAGTTGGTTATCTAATATCTTACGATGTGTTGTTGTGGTGCCTAACTTATACCCTTTTGGTATTTTGTTCTCTTCAATCGCTCGATTAAGGGCAAACTCCTCTACATCGTTCGCCCATGTTTTTAAGTCTTGCGCTTTGGCGAGGACGTCGTTGAGTTCTTCTTCACTGAGGAGCGGGGGTTCTTTGAATTCTTGTTTGGCGAGTTCGGTGTTGAAGTCTGATCTGGCACGACACTGGGCTTTTGCTTTACAGAATTGGCACCATTCACCTGGGAGAAACTCACCCGATCCTGCCCACGCCTTTTTGGCTTTGGGTTTGACGAAGTAGTTCGCCCAATCGAGGAGTTTTTCGATGGTTGTCCCATCTGTGCTAATACTGTCAAGTCGTGGTTGATGGATGGTGTAGCTGACTTCCTTGATGTTGGGGTAGTCTTCTTTGAACTTGGCGTATGCACCGAGGGCGTAGAGTCTGAGTTGGCTGTTGTCGACGGCTGAAACGGGGATCCCTCTTCCAAACTTGAGGTCGTAGATATGAATGGTGCGCTCAGAAAGTATAACCACATCGGCCGTACCAAAGCCATCAGGAACCCAATCAGAGAAGTCCACACGCTGCTCAAATAAAGGGATATCACCTTCACCAATTTGGCTACGAATATAAAGAACATAATTATCGATATTAGCCTCGAAATCAGCCCGCTCTTCGTCTGTGTAATTTTGGTATATGTCATTTGATTTAACGGCTTTGTATTCTTCATTGAATTCTTGTTCAGTTATTTGATTGTAATAGAGCTTTAGGCGTATTTCACCTAGCGTATGAGCCAAAGTGCCTTCCGCAGAGAAATCAACCCCCTTGGTATTTCTTTTAGGTTCTGGAAGTGTTGCTTCTAATCTTGCACTTGGTGTGCATGACATCCAACGTTTAGAACTAGAGGCGCTTAAAAGGGCGTGGGCAGTCATTATATTATTCCTTGTTAGAGTGTTTATCAAGGTACAGTATAGCAGACTTTAAAATATTTGTCGAATCTTTAAAAAGGCCTATTGCATGGTTGCATTTCTGACAAAGAAATCCTCTAATATTTCCGTCAATATGATTATGATCTAAATGTGCATTTTTACCTATTTCAATATTAGAATCACATATTGCACATTTATTATTTTGTTTTCCTAAAATTAAATTAACTTGTTCAATATCAATACCATATTTTTTAAAATATCTTGTATTTCTAGCTTTATTGACATTATTTTCACGCCATTTTCTTTTTTCAATTGTATTACAGAATTTACATGTGTATTGAAGCCCGTCGCCACGTTTTGCATTACTTTTTGAAAATTCAGAAAACGGTTTGTTTTGTTTGCAAATATTACAATTTTTCATTTGATACTCCTATAAGTTATTGATGGACTAGCTGATGTATAGGCACCAGCAAGGGAGCTACCCTGTTCGTCCGTTGATTTGTACTATTTTAGGGCGGAAAGTAAATCTGATATTTCTTTGTTGAAATCGACCTTAGTTTCCACTTTGGCGTCTAGTTTAATATCTCTGGTTTCTCTGTAGTCAGCTTGAAATTGACCACGAAGAGCGATTTCGGCTATTCGGCTATTAAAGCCTCTGTTGTTCACATTATCCAAAATCATCTTTTCCCAATAGGCTTGGCTATGGGTTACTGCTGTATCTAATGCATCAGCAAACTCGGGGTGATTCTTTTTCCAAGTTTCTGCTACGGCTTTGTTAATTCCAATATCGGCAAACATCATTTTTTGAGATGCGCCATTTTTTCCGAGTTCTATGATGCGTTCGCACATCTCGGGTTTAAATACATATTTAACTGTTGGTTTTTTGGTAGCCATTAACAATTCCAATTTTTAAGAGACGCCTTCGCTCTTTCAGCGGGGCCTTTTGATTTTTTAACAACACCTTCCATACGGGCACAGAAAGAGGCTTTACGACCTTTATCTGATTCAGTCTTTGGGTGTGGGGCTGGGGCTTTTAAATTGCTGTTATTCTTGGCATTATATTCAGCACGACCCTTGGCAGTCATACCAGCACCTTGTTCGGTTTTGTTGTATGTCTTGTCTTTACCAGTTGTTCTCTTAGGAATTGGTTTGTCGTGCTTTGTTGCCATTATTTTACCTTTGCTGTCTTTGCAGACTCTTTAAAAGATTTTGCTGTGGGGGCACCTTTAGTGCCAGGTTTACGCATTTTTTCACCAGAGCCAGCCTTTATGCGCTCTTGTTTAGCATGAATGTTGGCATAGAGCCCAGGTTTAGTTGCCATAATATATCCTTAAATTAGATGGGAGACCAGTCACCCCTCCCCTACTGGATCATTTACTTCTAAACATTACCAAAAAGTGTGCGTCAACCGAGCGTTCAGTCCAGCATATCTTTCAATATTCTAGGCATTTGGTAACTAAGAAAAGGTTTCGAAGCGTCTCCCGACGAGTTCTACTCCCTATATTTACTAATGCAAAAAATGGTCAAAAACCGCCCTTAATCTGGTGTAATAATCACACGTTTTTTAAAGGGTGGTTCTTTTGGACTGGCTTCTTGTGCTGCTTGATTGGCACGAATAACATCATTTAACATCATTTTAGTCATTGCCAT